TACATCTGAGAACATGCGCCTTCAAATGTAACTACTGGAGTCATATATTCTTTTAAAATATATACATATCCATCTTGGTCAGTGTATTTTTCTTCGTAAGTCAACTCTTGTAATACTGCAAAGAAGATGTATCTCATATCTAAGAATAATATTCTCTTAGAACTTGCACCTGTTGGCATAAATCTATCTTTGATAAACATTACACCATCAAAATCGTATGCATCTGGGATACCGAATCCTAACATTTCTGTTGAAGGATTTTGTATATTTCTTTGAATATCTATAAGTAAACCTTTAACATAATTGTGAGTTGTTGCATCAGTTACTGCAACTGATACTTCACCATTAGCGTTAAAAGTTGTTGCTAATTCTGCTCTAATTAAAGCAAGTGTTGGATATCCACCACTTCTATTAGTAGTGTTAGTAGTAATAGATTTAATTAAACCGTTTGGTTCTAAAGGATATGTAGCCGCATCTCCATTAATTAAAGCATCTTCTTCTGCTTCGTAAATCGAATCAGTTTTAACACCTAAATCTAATTGAGTTGGATCAATAAATCCTCTCATACCTGCAATAGCTGGTCCAGATATTAAACCTTTAGCGTATAAAAATTTAATTGCTAAAGAAGTTCTATCATAAGTATCATCTACAACAGCTAAAGCACCATTTTCAGCTGCCCAAAATGCGCCGCCTTTTGCAGTTAATGGAATATAGTCGTAAGTTAAACCTTTTACAGCTCTTCTTGGAACCATATTTCTTAATGGTGTTTTCCTAATTGTTCTGTTCACAATAGTTGGGTCTGGATAAACTGGCACTAATGCAGTTCCAGCAGTTCCCCCTCCACCTGTTTGTGAATCAATGGATGCTTTTGCAATATCCATTCTGGTATCTACTTTATTTAAAGGATTGTAATATTCTTTTGACATTCCGCCGAAAGCATCCTTTCCGATATTATCAACACGGAACACAGTATCACACTGAGCTTGGTTGAAATTATCGCCGATTGTTTTAAACATAGCTTTCATTATTTTTCACCTCTTAGTATTTTACGAAAGGAAGTTTTCCAGCTTCGATTTCTTTTGCAACGCCTTCTTCATTTAATACTTTATCAGTACTACCATTTTCAAAGAAAGATTGTTTTTCTATTGCTGTTGATTTAGCTTTTACTAAATCTTTTTCCAATTGTTCGATTTTGTTATTAGATTTCTCTAAATTACCTTCTACTTCTTTTTTTGTTTCAACTATTTTATTAGCTTCTTCTAATTTCTTTGATAACTCACCATTTGTTTCAACTATTTTATTAGCATCTTCTAATGATTTAGTTAATTCAGAAACTTTTTTTTCATGAGATTCTGCGCTTTTTTCAAGTTCAGAGATTTTTGATTTATATTCTTCTGCACCTTTTTCAATTGCTGAGTCCATGTCTTTTTGTGTAAATTCCATGTCTGACATTTTAATGTCCTCCTTTTTTGTTTTATTTTTGTATGATTTAGCAACCGCCATAGCTTTCCCATGTCTATTACTTGGAATAGCACAGAAACTTGCTTCTAACAATTCTAATTTTGTAAATGTTCTAACTGTTTCACCTTGAAATTTCAAATCTTCCCATTCCTTTACAATGGCTCCAATAGAAACTCCGAACTCTGCACCTTCATCTAACATACCTTTGATTTGCATTGCTTTAGGATTACTTTTAAAGAATTTAGCTTCGGCAACTAAAAGTGTGTTATCGCCAACTTTTTCAACTCTTCTATTAACCCATTGAGCAACTTGACCTAATGCTTCGTTTTTGTGATCTATTAATGCTGCCAAATATCCTTCATCTTGATCTAACTTTTCTAATGCAGATTTACCAACTCTTTCACCATCTCTATCAAGTGAATCATCAGATAAAACAGCAAGATAAGTTCCTTTAGAATCTTTAATAATTGGCGCAAATAATTCTCTTTTAAAATCTTCAGTTGTAGATTTATTACTCTTCATAAAGTGTCAGAAGACAATCAATTATATAAATACCACTTAGAATTAACAAAATTGACCACTAGAATTTCTTTTCCTAGGATGAAGTTTTTGATGTTCAGAATTCGTTAATAATTGTAGATTATTAATTTTATTATTTAGTTTATTCTCATCTTTATGATGTATGTGTAGCCCTTTTGGAATTTTACCATTGACATTTTCCCAAACATAATGATGATATTTTTTCCAACCTTTCTGAGGAATATAAATCAATAAATATCCTCTCTTTCCAATCAGAGTAGTAGGATTGGTTTTAAATCTTTCTTGACTTCTTTTAATTACTGCTTGATGTGCCTTTTCAACAATCTTAGTTTTATCTCTAATTCCATTAGAATATTCATACTTTAATTGACAGGAATTATTACAGAAGTTTAATTCTTTATAAGAACGTTGTCTCCTAGGATTACGAGTGTCACAAAACGAACAGATTATAAAAAACTTATTTTTTTTCATAAAAATATTATTCTTTCAAACTATTTAAACCTTACGTTTCTGCAATTAGTTAATATGGTCTAAAAAAGATGATGCTACGGCAATTACAATGCGATGGAGGAGTCATATAGGCCTTATTTGTTTCTGGGTCAATGAAAGGTTTATCCAAATCTTGTTCTTGTTTATCTAGTCTCATACAAATATCAGAAGTTCTGTTATCTAATGCTGCATCCCAAACTTTCTTTCCTTCTAGTCCTGACTCTTTATAAGTTAATAATTTTGATTCATTAGTTATTCTGTTTGTTTCAGTTCTTGCAATCATTTGTGACCGGGAATCAGTGTAAACATCAAAAGTTTTACTTAGTTCATCTTTGATTTCTTTTGAAGATTTATTTTCTTGAATTCCATCCTGGACAACTTTAATAGTTTTAGCTTGTATCTCTTTTGATACGCCTTTTATTCCGAACCATTTTTTACCATTAATAGTGTAACCATCGATTTGATTATTATATAATACTTCAAGTTTCTGTTCATAATTATCATTCCAACCAACATCAATATCTAATTCATTCTCTGCGGAAACCATGCCTTTTACCATATCAATTTTTACAAACTTCTTAACATGTTTCAAGAAAGCAGTAGTGTTTACAGCGTTGAACATATTAGCAATAAAAGAACCAAAGTTCTTGTTAAGTGATTTCTCTAAGTTCATTGAGTCAACTGCAGAAAGAGTTCTTTTTTCAAACTTCTTAAACACTTTTGTAATGAACTCTGAATAACTTTTTGATTCTTTTACGATATCATCTCCTGCATCGATTACGAAATCTTTTTCAGAATAAACTTTATCTTGCTCTTCTTCTTCAACAGGATTGCTAGGATTGTTACCGAAAGAACCACTATCACCAAAAGGATTTGATATTTTTTTTTCATAAGGTTCATCGCCCCATTCAACATCATCTTTTCCTTTAGTTCTTCGATATTCATTAATAGTGATTACACCTTTATCTAATTCTTGCATGTTCTGTTCGAATTCAGTTTTGTTTGATTCTTTGTCAACAGGTAAATACTTGAACATTATTCCTGGTTTTGCATCTTGTAAAAGTTCAGGGATTAATCGAGAATTTGTTGCATTTTCTAAAAGTTTATAATAAGGTTCTAAAGCATTTCTAACAGTAACTCTTTCTTGGCCATCATCGTTAGACTTGTTAGAATTTTCAAAAAAACCTGCTTCTGTCGGACTTACTCCATAAACACCAAAGATTATTTTAAAGTACCATTTTTGTCCATCTAACCATTCAAGGTCACGATTACTGTCAGTCAATTTATGAATTTTATCAATTGCCCAATTTATGAAACCAACTTGATGAGGTTTACCTTTATAACTATGATTCCAATCTCTTTTCAGTTTCTTTAAAGTTGCTGGGTCAATTTGTGGTAATCCAACTAAAATATCAGGAATAGCATTATTTGTGTATAAATCTTTATTATATCTAGTCCCTTGAATTAAAAGTTCAAGAATCTGTTGAACTGATTCAGCAGGAGAAAAACCATAAACACTATAAGGTTTTTTGTTCATCATCATGTAAACAATTTCATCTTTTTCAAATCTAGTAGGATTTTGTTTTGGATGTTTGAAAGAATATTGCCAATAATTTAACATATTTTTGTAGATGTCAATTTGTTTTAACATTGTCGAACCATCAATGCCTTTTACGCTAACTAATTGTCTTTGACCGAATTCTTTTAATACAAGACCGGTTTCAGTTGATTGCACTCTTCCCCAGGCATCATAAACCGGAATATCTCCGATATCATAAGAATCAGCAGAATATACAAAGTTCCAAACTCCTGCATCTATTTCTCCGATGTCAGTTACAACTTCCGAATTTAAATCATCGATAGTATCTCCATTATCATTCATTCTTTTTAAGAAATCTGTAACTGTTTTAATTTGTTCAGTGTAATCAGTTTCATCTTCTGGGTCGATTTTAACAATTTCCCAGTTAGTAGTATAAATTTGTTTTTTGAAAGTGTTAAGAACCATCTGCACCCAAGCAGATTTACATAAACTTCTAATCTTTCTAGTATCAACTCCTCGAGGTTGTCCAAGTCTTGCAGAGAAAAACCAATTAACGAAAATAGCT